CACCGTTATACTGGTGATACCGATGAGAAACCGATTCGGAATTCTAGACCAAGGAATGTTGTGACGAGTTCAGGCCGCGAAAGTTCTTCGAGTAGTGCGATTGGAAAAAATCAGTTTGCGTTAACACGCGATCAAGTCCAAGCCATGAAAGATGCTGGAATGTGGGATGACCCTGATAAACGGGCGAAGATGATTCGACGCTACGCATTGGAAGCCAAACAAAACCAAGGTTATAGGAGTTAAGAAAATGGATTCTCGTTTAAAAAAATCTTTATCTGCTGGTGGACGCGAAAATCGCGCGAGTCTTGACAAAAGTCGAGAGGCACCAGAAGACCAATTCGTGTCAGCCGATGAACGCCGCAAGGCGTGGAAGGATGAATGGACACAAAATGCATTGCCGTCTGTCCCTGATATTAAGGGATGGCACCTTTGCTGGTTATCTACGACCAACAGTTATGACAGCATCGACAAGCGCATTCGTCTTGGGTATGTTCCTGTGAAAGCGGAAGAACTCCCCGGGATGGATGGCAACAAAGTCAAGGCTGGGGAACACGCTGGGTTTATTTCGTGCAATGAGATGCTCTTGTACAAGATTCCAATGGAACTGTATCAAGATGTCATGGCTCATTTCCACCACGAAGCGCCTCTTGAGGAAGCGAACAAGATTCGCTTACAAGCAGAGCAGTCAGTGGGCCGAGATAGTTCAGGGCGCAAGTTGGGACAGGTCGAGGGCGAAGGTTTGGATGATATTGATAAACAGTTACCCGCACCAATTTTTTGAGCGGGTGAATTTAACCAAACAAGGAGTAAGACTATGTCTTCATTGAACCAGCCCTCGGTGCCTTTGCTGGCGTTGAGTGGACTGACACTACTGGCCGTCGTCGCGTGAGCAACTATTGGCCCGCCAATACTGCCTACACAACTGGCTCTTGCATTGCGTACTACTACCAAGACCCTGCAATCGTTTATGACATTCAAGCCGATGGCTCGTTGGCTCAAACGACTCTGGGTGCCCAGTCTGACTTTAGCAACGCTACAGCAGGCTCCACGACCACTGGTTTGTCTCAATGCACCATTAGCACCTCGGTTGTTTCCGCTGGTTCTTCTGCACAATTGAAGATTATTGGTTTGACCCCCGGCGTTGATAACGCATGGGGAGATGCATACACAGTTGTGCAAGTTCAAGTTAACGAGTCGCAGTTCAATGCGTCCGTCAACGCCGTTTAAGGGAGACTAAAAAATGGCCGCTCCAATGCGCAGTACCGACTTTCGCTCGATTGTCGAACCCATTCTGAATGAGTGTTTTGATGGTGTATACGATCAACGCACAGACGAATGGAGCCGTGTCTTCACTGAACAAGAAGGCATCCCCCGTAACTACCACGAAGAGCCAGTCCTTTATGGATTTGGTGCCGCACCTCAGTTGCCTGACGGCACTCCTGTGTCGTACCAACAAGGTGGCGTGCTGTTCCTCCAGCGTTATGTCTACCAAGTCTTTGGTTTGGCATTCGCTTTGACCAAAGTTTTGGTTGAGGACGGTGACCACATCCGCATCGGTCAGGTGTACGCTCGTCACTTGGCTCAGTCATTGATTGAGACCAAAGAGACTTTGTCGGCAAACATTTTGAACCGTGCGTTCAATGCGTCTTACCCCGGCGGCGACGGCGTTGCTCTGAACAGCACCGCTCACCCAATCGTGAACGGTACATTCAGCAACCGCTTGACCACTGACGCGAACTTGTCTCAGACATCTCTTGAGCAGATGTTGATTCAGATTCGTCAAGCAGTGGACAACAACCAGAAGAAGATTCGTTTGGTGCCCCGCCAGTTGGTGGTGGCCCCCGGCAATGTCTTCCAAGCGGAAGTGTTGTTGAAATCTGTTCTGCGTGCTGGCAATGCCAACAACGACATCAACCCAGTTAAGTCTATCGGCTTGCTGGACGAAGGTGCCGCTGTTATCAGCCGTTTGACTTCAGCCACCGCATGGTGGGTGCAGACAGACGCTCCTGAAGGCATGAAGTTGCTGATGCGTCGCAAGTTGGAGAAGACGATGGAAGGCGATTTTGAAACTGACTCTATGCGCTACAAGGCGACAGAGCGTTACCAAGTCGGCTTCACCGATCCTCGTGCGATGTACGGTACGCCCGGCGTCTAAACCCAAGCGGGGGCTTCGGCCCTTGCACTAATGCCTGCTCCAACGCTGTTTCACAATTACATGGAAGACTTCGACTATTACACAGCCGGAGATTGGACAGTAACTGAAACTGATGCTGGCGCTACTCAGGCTTTGACTGATGGCGACGGTGGCCTGCTTCTGCTTACCAACACTGCCGCAGACAATGATCTTGTTGCTTTGCAGAAAAAAGGCGAGTCATTCCGCTTTGCTTCTGGCAAGAAACTGTTCTTTGAAGCACGCTTCAAAGTCAGTGACGCGACTCAGTCTGATGTGGTGATGGGACTGCAAATCACAGACGCTTCCCCCCTTGATGTAACGGATGGTGTTTTCTTTATTAAGGCCGATGGCTCTACTTCGGTAAGCCTGTTGGTTGAGAAGAACAGCACAGCAACTACGACCTCTAGCGTGGCTACAATGGCTGATGATACTTTCATCCGGCTTGGTTTCTTCTACGATGGTGCGTCTGCAATTGAGTATTCCGTAAATGGAGTGACCAAAGGAACTTCAGTGACCACCAATCTGGTTGATGACGAAGACTTGACTGTTTCGGTGACCAAAGGAACTTCAGTGACCACCAATCTGGTTGATGACGAAGACTTGACTGTTTCGTTTGCAATCCAAAATGGTGAAGCCGTCGCTAAAACGATGACTGTTGATTACATCTTCGTTGCGAAGGAGCGTTAATCATGGGTCAATTCAAACCAATGGTCAAAATGATGACCACTGAGCCGACCGTTGAGTTAAAACTCAAAAAGGGCGGTCATGTGAACATGAAAAAAGGCGGTAAAGCCGAGGCTGGTCACAAGAAGATGGCCGATGGTGGTGGTGCTATGGGCGCATTGGCAGGGACTCCAGCCTTAATTGGCCGTCCTGCCGTCAATGCTCCTGTTCGCGCCCCCGGTAAGCCCTCTATGGCCTCTCGTCGCAAGGCGATGGCCGCGAAGCCAGCAATGGCTCCCAAAGCGCCAATCGGCAATCCTGCTATGCCTTCGACACCAATGAAAAAAGGTGGCGAGTCTAAGGCAACGCACAAGGCTGAGATGAATAAGATGAAGGGTCTTGAAAAAGAACTGAAGTCTCACGAGTCTAAGCCTGCCAGCAAAGGCCATATGGGCCTGAAAACTGGTGGTGTTGCACTTGGTCAAGGTGGCTACAAAAAGGGCGGCAATGTCAAGAAGTACGCTAAAGGCGGCGTGGCTGGCAATGGAGTTATTCCTGAGTCTGCTTCCGCAAAAGGCGCTGGCCCTTATCGCAATACCGAAATGCACACGGCTGAGTACACTGGCAAGTCTAGTGGCGTAACAGGCGGCGTGAAGAACGGTAACGGCGGCGGCTACAAGACTGGCGGCGTTGCTCTTGGTAACGGCGGTGGCTACAAGATGGGCGGTGTCCCAAAAAAAGCCTACGCAACGGGGGGAACTGTTGATTCAGGCAAACCCGTTGCGATGCCCCAAGGTGCCAAAAAGCCTTCACCACCAGTAAGCATCAATCGTCTTTCAGGTACATACAAAACTTTAAGGCGGAGAACGCTACGGCCATGAAGCAGGCCAAGGCTGACTCCAACTTGAAGTACAGCAAGTACCAGAAGATGGCTGAAGGTGGCAAGCCAGTGGATTTGTCCAAAGGTGCATACGATGCTTCCAAAAAGCACAGTAGAGAACTAGAAGACGCAATGAACCCACTGAGCATGGTGAAAGAACTTGCAGGTAAAGCGAAGGACTACTTCATGCCCAAGGGTGAGAGTGTGACCAAGACGAAAGAGTCTGTAACGGTTGCACCATTGCCCAAAAAGCGTGGCGGTGGCGCTTGTTGAAAACGAGTGGGGGCTTCGGCCCCCGCTTTTAATTTAAGGAATAAGTCATGGCCGATGCAGTCGCAAGTCAAACGCTCATAGATGGTGAGCGGATGGCAATCATGAAATTCACCAACCTTTCTGACGGTACTGGTGAAAGCAAAGTTTTGAAGGTGGATGTTTCTGCTTTGACATCAAGTGCATCTGGTTTAGCCTGCACTGGCGTAACTATTACAAAAATCCATGCCGCAACGCATGGCTTGGAAGTACAGATTTATTGGGATGCAACCGCAGATGTATTTTGCTGGTGTGTGCCACAAAATTCTCAATACACAATGGATTTTGATAAGTTTGGCGGTTTGACTAACAACGCAGGCGCTGGCGTAACTGGTGATGTATTGTTCAGCACTGCTGATGCTACTGCTGGTGACTTCTATACCATCGTCCTTGAGATGGTTAAATCTTACGGTTAATCATGCCAAGCAAATCACCTTCACAGCATAAATTGATGGCGGCGGTCGCACATAACCCTGCGTTCGCCAAGAAGGTTGGCATCCCCACAAAAGTCGGCAAAGAGTTTGCCAAGGCTGATGAGGGCAAGACATTTAAAGGAGGCGGTCTCTATGCAAATATCCATGCAAAACGCGAAAGAATCGCTGAAGGCTCTGGCGAAAAGATGCGCCGAGTGGGTAGCAAAGGTGCGCCTACGGCTGGCGACTTTAAGCAGTCTGCTAAAACGGCCAAAACAAAATGAGCAAGAAAAAAGTTAATCTTGCAGTCGGTCGCGGGGAGAAGTTGCCTGTTGAAAAAGGGGCTGGATTAACAGCCAAAGGTAGGGCAAAATACAACCGTGAAACTGGGAGCAATTTAAAGGCTCCACAGCCCAAAGGTGGCGCTCGAAAGGACTCCTTTTGCGCACGCATGAGTGGTGTTGTAGAACATTCAAAAGGGGACGCTCCACGCGCCAAGGCATCGCTGAAGCGGTGGGACTGCCCCGGTTGGTAAGGAACAAAAATGGCGTATTCAGGAACCGTAGGTCAGACAGTCATCAATGTTCAGACATTGATTGATCACGGCGCTCGACGCTGTGGGAAACTCGCCGAAGAGTTGACCTCTGAGCAGGTTCTGTCTGCACGCCAATCGCTTTATTTCCTCTTGTCTGATCTAGGCAACCGAGGCATTCAATTTTGGACAATGACCAAACTGGTGATTGGCCTGACCCCTGACAAGTACATCTACGACCTGCCCAAGGGTTCAATTGACCTCTGGAACACGCTGTATCGCACGATGAGCCGCCCTAGTGGGTCATATACCTCTTCGGCTGGCGGAACCGTTGCAAACGCGTATGACGGCGATGTGGACACCATTTGCACACAGACATCGACCAACGGCAACATCACGGTCAATTACGGCACTTCAAACCCTGTTTACATTGGCTCCATCGGTCTTTTGCCTGCGGCCACTGGCACTTGGTCGATCATTTACGAATGGTCGGAAGACGGCGTGACATGGGGCACTTTGGTTGACCTCGGCACTGTTGATGTCGTGAACAACGAGTGGATTTGGACTGACATCGAGGCAGGCCAGACTGTCCCCTACTATCGTTGCCGCGCTTACAACGGCACAACTCTGTCTGTTCGTGAGTTGTACTTTGGCAACAACTCGCTTGAGGTGCAGATGTCTTCGCTCAACCGCGATGACTACACCAACCTGCCGAACAAAGATTTCACGGCCAACCAGCCGTACCAGTATTGGTTCAACCGCCAACTTCCACGACCACAAATCTACATTTGGCCCGTGCCGTCAACTGCTTTTGTGCAGATGACTTGCTGGTACTCGCGCCAGATTGAGGATGTTGGCTCTTTGACTAACGAATTGGAAATTCCACAGCGTTGGTACGAGGCTGTGCAGATGATGCTGGCTCACAAGATGAGCCTCGAACTGCCGCAAGTTGCGATGGATCGCATTGGCTATCTTGAGAAGATGGCCGAGAAGCACCTCTACATTGCAGAGCAAGAAGAGCGTGATCGCTCACCAATTTATTGGGCACCGAACATCTCCGTGTACACAGCGTCATGCCAATATTTTTAGACACAACAGGACTGACTTCGATTGCTATCGGTGTATGCGACCGATGCAAAATGAAACGCGCCTTTGTGCAATTGGGGCCAGACCCCAACTTCCCCGGG